GTGCCGCACGCCTCCAGGGGGGTATAAGGGGGGTGCGCGCGCTCGACCCTCAAGCCGTTTTTCAGGGTCGAGCGCGCACCAGGGTTCTGCGCGCGCTGGACCCTCGGCTCGATCAACGCTCGTTGCACGGCTGTTCTCCTTTGGGTTGGGTGGAGTACACGACCGGCTCATAGCGTCCGGCCTGCCAGCGATGCACCAGGCCCTTGAACAGGGCGTCTTGGAGGTAGAGGTCAGCCTGACGCTTGGATAGCCCGATCTCTTTGGCGCTGGCGAGGATCGCAACCCGCGCCAGGGGTGTAGCTGACAGACACTGCTGCACGAATCGCTCGGTCGTCCATGCCGGCTGCTCTGTTGGTTGTTCGTCTGCCTCGGGCTTCTCCCGCCGCTTAGGCTTCTCGCTTCGCAAGAGCGTCGGGTCGAGGTCGTCGGCCGGCGTCCACACGGGGAAGGCCCAGCGCAGGCACCGGGGCATCACCGGAGGCCAGGAGCGCACGGCCGCCTCCAGGACGACCACGTCGTCCTCCTCGTGCGGGCGCAGGATCAGGTGCGTGTCGGTCGCGCGGCTCTGGCTGCCCGCCCCCGCCCCGACGTCCGTGATCGCCTTGCCGGACTGGTTCCCCTTGCTGGTGTGGTGGATGAGCACGAAGCAGCAGCCCAGAAGGTCGGCGTAGCGGTCGATGGCGTTGTAAACGTTGGCCATTGTGCCGTTGTCGTTCTCGTCCATCTCCCGCGGCATGAAGCGGTACATGGCGTCCAGGATGATCACCCGGAACCGCCCCGGCTCCAGCGCGCGGAAGTACGGCCCCAGCGTGAAGATGTCCTGCCAGTGCCCGCGCAGGTTCTGCACGAAGACGCGCTGGCCGACGTCACCGACGCCGATCTGCCGCGCCGCCGCGACCTTGGGGATGCGGTTGGCCGAGGTCTCGCCATGAAGTTCGTTGTCGATGATCAGCACCTCCCCCGGTTCGGTCGTGAACGTGTCGAGCCAGGGCCGACCCGTGGCAACGGCCAGGGCCAGGTCGGTGACCAGCCAGGACTTGCCGATCTTGGGGGCGGAGATGACGTTCATCGTCTCGCCTTGGCGCAGCAGGCCGTGGATCACTGGCTGGCGCAGGTCGGGGTAGCGCGCCACCAGGTCGGCCAGGCTGACCGGGGCCAGCTGCGGCGACTGGACCTGCATCAACTGGTCCCAGTGCCCCTCGGCCATCGCGGTCGCGATCTGGTCGGGCTCGTACCGGGCGACGCTGGCGGCGATGCGCTCGACCTCGCGGGGCGACAGCGGCGGGAAGCAGCGGTCCTTGTTGGTCTGGAGCAAGGCGGCGGCGATCTCGGCCAGGGTCATCCCGACCCGGCGCATGTTCCCGCCCAGGCGCGCCAGGGTCGCGTTCCGCTGGCCCTCCGGGATCGGGTTCGCCTGGCCCCCGCCGGCCGCGACGTGGGCCAACGTGGGCGTTTCCTGGGCCAAGGCGTCGAGCAACGAGGCTAACCATGATGGCGGCTCGGGGAGCCGTTCGGGTGGGCCGTCAAGTTCCAGGCCCGGCACCCAGGAGTATGCCCCGTCCGGCCGCCAGGACGGGGGCACGACGATGTAGCCACCGTCCGTGCGCGTATCAACCTTCGGGGCCAGCCGGCTCGCGGTGCAGCGCCAGCCCTTCCCCGCTGGCTTGCGGAAGACGTGGTGCCGGCCGCCGCGCGGCGTCATGGCCGTCGGTGCGGCCGCCAGGTCGAGCTGCTTGTCCGGGTCGTCCTTGAGCCACGGGTTGGCCGCGTTCCCTTCTGCCGGGTCGAGATCGACGACGAGCAGCCCCGCGGTGGCGATGGCGACGTTCGCGGTCGGGTGCTGCCCCCACCAACGCTCGATCTGCTCAACCTCCGTGGTCGCGTCGAGGAAGCCGTGGTCGGTCAGCGGCGTGCTGTTGCCCGGCGCGCAGGGGAACACCCGGTAGCCCATCTCGGCATAGCGGAGAGCCGCCGTCAGCATCTCGCCCGGCGTCACCACGGAATCTCCTCCTCCGCGGCGACCGCGTTGTAGCCGAACGGGAAGTCGAGGGCGTCCGCGGGCAGGTCCTGGTCGTCCGACAATGGCGGGATGTCACCCAGCTCGTAGCTGATGATCCGGTCGTAGTCCTCACCCGTGACGCTGCGGACGGTGATCTCGCGCGTGGGGGCCAGGCGGCCGTGTTGCGCCAGCGCGACCGCTTCTTCGGCCGTCTCCGGCACCGGCTCACAGGAGCGCTGCCTCCACCATGCGACCGCCTTCTGCCGCGCGTAGCCGGTGTGCTCGAAGCAGACCCACTCCGACTTGTACTCGTGCCAGCCGACCTTGTAATCGACCCGCATGGTCCTCGGGGCGTCCTCCGGCGCGCCGCGCTTCCTATGGACGCTGTAGAACACGTCCCGCACGGTGTAACTGGTCGTCGTTACCTGCCCGGACAGGATGCCCGCGCTGCTGGCCTTCGCGTCATGTTTGCCGCGCTCGGGCGGCGGGAACTCGTGGCCGCAGTCGGGGCAACGCGCGTAGCCAGCGGCGATGACCGAATGGCACTCTGGGCATTCCTTCGCCGGTGCCTGGCCGTTGCTCTGGCCGCCAACCTCCTTGACTCGGACCTGGTCTACCGGACCATGCCGCACGACGTTGCCGCCGAAGTCGAGGACCAGGCAGTTCTGCTTGCCCGGATGAAGTCGGAAGCCCCGGCCGACCATCTGGTAATAGAGGCCCGGCGACAGCGTCGGCCGCAACAAGACCACGCAATCGACATTCGGCGCGTCGAAGCCGGTCGTCAGCACGTTGACGTTGCACAGGTACTTCAGCGGCTCGGCGGCGTTTGCTCCAAAGTCGATCTGAAGCTGGCGTGCCCACTCCTGATCGCGGAACCGGGCAATCAATCGGTCCCGTTCGCCGTCCGGCGTCTCTCCGCTGACGAAGCCACACTCGATGCCGTGCTGCTCTTTCAGTACCTGCACGACGTGCTGGCCGTGCTTGATCCCCGAAGCAAAGATCAAGACCGCCTGGCGGTCACGGGTGTACTCGACGATCTCGGCGCAAGCGGCCCGCACCAGGGCGTCCTGGTCCATCAGGTCCTCGACCTCGCCGGCGACGTATTCCCCGCCGCGCACGTGCAGGCCGCTCACGTCCGCCCGCGTCTTGCCGGCTTTGGTGACCAGCGGGCAGAGGTAGCCCTGGACGATCAGCTCCCGAACGCCGACCTCGAAGCAGATCGCGTTGAGGAAGTGGTCCGGGCTGCAGATGAGGCCGGACTTCAGCCGGTACGGCGTGGCCGTCAGGCCGACGACGCGCAGGTGCGGGTTGACCGCCCTGGCGCCGGCCAGGAACTGGCGGTACATGCCGTCGCCCTCGGGCGGGATCAGGTGGACCTCATCCACCAGAACCAGGTCGAAGGAGTCCAGCTCGCCGGCCCGCTGGTAGACCGACTGAATGCCGGCCAGGATGACCGCCTGGCCCGTGTCCCGCCGCTTCAGGCCGGCCGAGTAGATGCCGAACCGGACCTCGGGGCAGACCTTGCCCAGCTTGTCGGCGGCCTGCTCCAGCAGCTCCTTGACGTGGGCTAGGATCAGCACGCGGCCGTCCCAGCGCGTCACCGCGTCCTTGCAGATGGTCGCCATGACGGGCGTCTTGCCGCCCGCGGTCGGGATCACGACGACCGGGTTGTCGTCGTGATGGCGCAGGTAGGCGTAGACGGCTTCAACGGCTTCACGCTGGTAAGGTCGGAGCTGCACCGGCGTCCCCCTCGATCTGCTCGATCACACGGCTCAGATGCCGGCGAGCACTTCTGAGGTCTTCCAGCCGGCCGTCGCTGCTCCGCTCCCGGATGCGGACGACGGCCTTGCCGCCCTTGACGGGGTCGCGCTTCCAGATCTCCAGGCGGACGACCTGGCTGTCGTCGTGGAACACCCCGGCGTGTTGCAGCGCGTCCGACAAGCACTTGTGAAAGTTGTCCGCGTCGCGCTTGCGCCGGTCCGGCGGGAACAGCTCCACGACCAGGTCCAGCGGCCCGCTCAGGGGCTTGATCTTTTGTGCCGCCAGCAAGGCCATGACCGCCTCGCGGTACGCCCGGCCCCGGCGGCTGATGAGCGTCACGTGGCCGAGGTGCCGGTAGTAGTGGTTCAGGCTCGGCGGAAATGGCAGTTCCAAAGTCAGCATGCTTTGTCCCGACGAAAAAGAAGCCTGACCTGTGCTCTGGTCGCATAGGCGCTACCAAAACCATCGGCGGACCAAGTCAGGTGCCTGCCGGGGGAGGCCCGTTCACCAGAAGTCACAGGCCAGGCATTGGGAATCAGCGACGCCAAGGTGGAACGTTGGAGGCTGCCTGCTGCGGCTGGCCGGCGGCCACCTCCTTCTTGGCGTAGCCGCGGACCTCGTTCTGCAGCTCGCCGGTGTCCTCGCGCTTCTTCAGCTTGACCGTGATCACCAAGGGCAGGTTGTGCAGCTCGCAGCTGTCCCTGGGCGTCATCACGCCCACCGCCCGGCAGATGGCCGACAGCTCGGCGCGGGCGATCTTCACCGCCGTCTCGTTGGCGTTGTGCAGGTTCAGCCGCGCCCAGACGAAGCGGTTCTTGTACGGCCCTTCCAAGATCTGGAAGGTAAGCTGCAGGTAACGGCCGTCGCCGCTCTTGGTCGGCTTCATCTCACTGTCGGTGATCATCGCCAGGTACTTGCCGGCGGGGATCGGCTCCAGGTCGGTCGTCGGGTCCACTTCGTTGGCGTTGAACCCGTGCAGGTCAGCCATTGGTTCCTCCGTTCTGGGTGGTGTGGGGTTGGTGGAAAAACGATGCGTAGGCGCGCCAGTCGAGCGGCAGCTCGTCGGGCAGGCCCAGGCGGTTCTTGGCGACGTGGGAGGGGCGCTCGCTGGTGTACAGGACGCGCTCGCCGGTGCCGATGCCCTTGGTCTTCTTGCGGCTGAAGCCCTCGTCGGTCTGCTTGGTGTAGACCTTGTAGGTGGCGAACAGGACCTCGTCGCACCACTCCTGGATGGTCTGCGAGGCCAGCTTGTGCAGCCGCGGCACGTAGCGGTCGTAGCTGTCCGTCTCGGGGTTCTCGAAGCGCTCGATGCGGGCGTGGGCGATCAAGACGACGGTCATGCCCCGGTCGTTGCGCAGGGCGTCGAGCCCGGTCAGGAACTCGCGCCAGGGCGTCAGGGCGAAGACGTAGCCCTTGCCGTAGCCGATGTCCTCGATGTTCTCGACGGAGCGCTGGCGGCAGACCTCGGCCCAGATCAGCCGCTCCAGCCAGTCGAGCGAATCGACGACCACCGTGCGGTAGGGGTGCTGCTCGGTGTAAAGGGCTTCCAGGGCCTTGAGGGCGTCCGCGTAGGACAGCGCCAGCGGGAACTTGTCGCAGTCGATCTCGCCCAGGCCGTCCTCAGTCTGGACGAACACCGGCCGGTCGCTGCCGGCGCCAAAGGTGGATTTGCCGATGCCGTGGGTGCCGTAGAGCAGCACGCGCCGGGGGGCCGCCCGCTTGCCGCTCTGGACATGTGCCAGGAGACTCATGCTCGGTTCCTCGGGTTACAGGTGGTCGAAGACTCGCAGCTCCTCGTAGCCGGTGGGCCAGTGGTCCTGCTGCCGGCAGCGCACCAGGCGTTCCAGGGCGGCCTCGTTGTCCCGCTCGGCGGCAGCCAGGACGCCCGGGTCGATCAACCAGACCCCGCAGCGAAATGGCTCGCGCTTCTCGACGGCGATCAGGTACACCGGGAGTGCCGCGCCGGTCTGTAGCGTCAGCAGGGCGCGGTAGAAGGCGAGCTGGTGGAGGTAGCCGAACGACCGGGCGTCGGCCTCGAGGTACTTGAGGTGGTCGCAGGTCTTGAGATCGACCAGGCCCTTGGCGGGGTTGAGCCAGTCGAGCCGGGCCTGGCAGGGAACGCCGCGGTAGTCGCAGCGGATGACGCTCTCCGGGACTCCTTCGGCGAGCAGCTCGCCGGCCACGGGGTGGCGTTCGGCGGCGGCGGCCAGCTCTTCGATCAGGGCCGCCTGGCGGTCAGTGAGGACCGGCTTGGCCTGGCGCTCGGCCCACTCCTGGTAGGCCTTGCTGCGGCTGTCGAAGAGCTTGCCGGTCGCGGGGT